CATAAGATGTTGCGCATCATCATTTGGTTCATGACTTGTACTGTTGCATGTATAAGCAATAACAGGTAATATGAAATTTACTGTATAACTATCCTCAATATCAGTTTCACCATCTGATGCAATTATAGTGAACTTCGTAGTATCACTTAATTGAACCATGAACTCTCGTATATCTTTACCTAAATAGTTTGATACTATTGGTTGACCTTCTTGTTCAATCTTAATCTGTTGTGAAGTAATAGGTTTTGAAAACTCCCATCTTATGGTAACAGTCTTTGATTGATTTTTCTCAAACTGATCACCTTCCTCACAATAGAAAGCTGTAAAGATCAAAGGTGTTTCTGTGAGTTGCTTGTTTATCTCATCAAGTGCTTGTGTTAACGATTTACCATTGTACTCAAAGTCTGTAACACTTTCACCAGATACGCACACCCATTCACCTTTTTCAAAGATATACATCTTACTATTTTTAATCCAGATAACCTCTTTATCTTGTGGTTCTGTTCTGGATATTACATGTGCTCTAATTTTATGTACACTCATGATTTACTAGTTTGTGTTTTACGTTTTGCTTGTTCTCTAATTTTTAATAATTCTGCGTCTAGTTCTTTCTTAAACTTCTCCTTGTCAAAGACAAACTTCTCTTTTTCAAGTTCCATCTTTTCATCAAATTGACGTTTGTTTTCTTCTAGACGTGCTTCCTCAGTTTCACTACTATGATCCATAGCTTCTGCCATTACCATTTCAGCTGTTTTCATATTAGCGTTACCTTGTTGGCGCATTTGTTCTATCATAAGTTTTGTTTCATTATCACGTTGATTCAACGCATCTGCATGTTGCATCTTCATTTGTTCTAATTGCATTTGCATCTGAGCTTGTTGCTGTTGAGCTTGATTCTGTTGCTCCTGCATCTGTTGTTGACGTTGCATCATTTCTTGTTCTGATTGCTCAATCATTCTTTCCTTCTCAGCCATGGACATTGAGTTGTACAACTTCATAGCAGCAGAGAATGATATAGATTGATTCTGCAAAGCAGCTTGTGCTAGCATATCTAACTTCTGATTCAAGAGTTGGAGATCATTACTATTATCAACTACAATACCATAATCACAATCAGCAAAATCATCACCATCAATTTCAATGATTTGTTGTGAATGGTCAGGTAATATGTATTGGAATTTCTCACTCTTACCTTTCATAGCAATCTTAGCTGTTTCCAAGAAACATTCTAACACTCTCTTTTTAACATCATCATGTATAGCAAATAACCACTCAGTAATATACGAAGATTGTAAGTTAGCTCTTTCAACACCACCAACAGTTTCCCTATTACCAACTTGACCTTCTCTTTGCTTATTGATACCTACAACCTCAGACATCTCATTCTTAATCCATTCAAGGAATTGTATGTACATCTGTATAGATTGCCCTAATTCTGCGTCTACAACGCCAGTAGTGTTATTATTCAACCCACCAGCTAAAACACCAGTAGCAGCCCCATATTGCCCTTCATTGAAGCTATTCTCTACCATGATACCACTAGACTTAATGAAGTACATCCATTTATCTACTGACCATCCTTCTGGTACCTTAGCCAAATCCAACTTAATGAGCTTACCCATATTCTTAGCCAATAGTTTATTCAGCCTATCATGTATTACATCATACATGTATGAATAAGACTTCATCATATCAACCATAGAAAATGGCTTCTCATCGTTTATATTATAGATTGAGCCTATTATACCAAAATGACATTCAGATGGATTAGAGAGCCTGTTATACTGCACTACACATGGTTTCATATTAATATATATCTCAGCACCTATCTTAGTGCCTTCCCATGCTTGCGAGATCCAATAGATTTCTTCCTCTTCACCTAGTGATTCATCTATCACATAGTTTTCATCATATAGCTCAAATGTAGGTTGACCAGTCTGCAAGTCATACCTTTTGATCTTCTTTATTTTTCTTTTTGATTTCCAGTACATGCGTACTACACGCACATTACCCTCAGTATCATAAGGAGACATACTGAAATCATCCTTATATTCAGTTTTAAGGAGAGTATCAGCAACAGTATCATCAAGGTCATATGCTTTGATAAAACCATCACGCTCATCATAATCACCTATAAGACCATCCCTATCACCAGTATTCCCACTAGCTATATTCTCAATATAACTAATATCCTTATCTGATAATTGCTCATGATAGGTATCTATAATCTTACCAGGAGACCAATAATCTTCCATGATAATTATATCAGCATCTTCTATACGATTACTGAAACCATTCCTGTATACCCTAATCTTACGTGGATTAATCTTTTTGAGCTTAGGCTCACCACCTTCAATAACACACTGATATATTTCTTCACCACATATCATTGCATCCAAGAAACCTTTATTAAACATCAATGGGAAGTTTTGTTCTTTCCTATAATGATTAATAAGGGCATTAGCTCTAATCTCACGTAGATCTTGCCATTCATATACAGCAAACTTTTGTAACTCCATCATAGCCTGTTCTTGTTGATTTTCATCAAGCTCCTGAGACTCTATGATAGCTTGTAGCTTTTGTAGCAACATGGCTTTCTTGTTTTGTTCAATCTCAGATACAGCATTAGGATTAGTTACTATTGCCTTATAGTCAAACAACCTACCTTTTTCTTCACCTTGCAATACATTCAATTTAGCATTGATGATTGGATAGTGTTGAATAATATCAGGTATTTTATTATCATCAGATTTAATATGATTAGGATTAATATACTTGATAAGGTCTTTCATGTAGAGCTTACCATTAACTAAATCATAATTAATCTTCTTGTGGATAGTAGACTTTCGTACAGTACTATCATTCTCAAAACATCTATCAGTCGCCCAATCTAAGTGTTTCTTACGCCACTCTTTTGTTTTCCTTTTAAAAGGCAACTTTTGAGATGGTAAATTATTAATCTTCATATGCGCATATTTATTTCATTTTAATTCTGCAAAGGTAATAAAAAAAGACACCCATAGTCAATACTATAAGTGCCTTTGTTATTATTGTGTAATCATATCCCAATTTGCATTAGCTATTCGTTCATCGTAATTACGGCTGAAAAAGCCATCATCAACTAAGGTAGTTGTATTTCGTTTAGCTTGCCTACCTTTAATGTCACCTTGATAAAGGATTACTTTCTCTTCCCTACCTAACATAGCCATGCCTAATGCTCTAACTCTATCCACATTTATATCAGGATTATAGAGAGCTAATTCTTTTAGGAGTGCCCTATTGCGTACAAAAGAAAGATTAGGTACTGTTGTTTCAACCTCTTTACCATCTTCCATTTTAGTGTAAGGTACTTCTCTAATCAGCCACTCACGTATTCTATCATTAGCAAAGTTATTAATAGGATTAGTAGCAGCTATACCTTTTGACGCATTACCAAAGGTTGAGTACTTGATCAGCTGTTTGTCTTTTAGGTACTGAGGTACATCAGCTAGTAGGTGTAGACACTGTAGCTTCTGGAAATAACCAAAGCATCCCTTAATGTTATTCTCATAATAGATCTTAGCATTGTAGTACAATGACATCAATCTAGCTATCTCATGACCATCATCAACGTATGTAGGTCTACCTGTATATTCAGCTACCAGCCTATCAGTCCACAAATCAAGTACCAATATTGAAATAAGAGATACTGAATTAGCATCATCGTTATTAGCAGGGTCATATCCTATGATATACCTATCTTGATATACTTTGTCATTCTTATCCTTTTCAGGCATCTCAAAGATCTCTATACACCCTTTGTTGTTCGTATTATCTTTAAGTGGATAATCGCGTATAGGTGTATCATGGTTAATTAAGAACTCTACCTCTTTCTTAGAGTTCAGGAATAGCTCACCAGTATATACATCATCAAACTCATTAGGATTGTTATCCAATTGTACTATACGCTCATTTAAGGCTGTTACAGGGAAGAAGTTTGATCTTGTACGCAATATAGCCTCTTGTGGTGTTATAGGCATCTCAGCAATAGTTTTCGTTATAGAGTTTATATCAGTTGAGTTATACTTTACCCTATACCTATTGGAAAGAACCTCTAAGAGAGCCTTAGTTACATCAGAATTGCCATCCTTGTCATAACAACTAAGTCTTGACATGTAAGATGAGAAAAAGTATGTAACCTCATTTCTACCTCTACCTTCAAAATCCCATACATTGGTTAAAGGTAACATGAAATATCCTCGTGGATTATATACAAGCTCCTGAGCACCTTGGAAGTCTGAATCCTTATCACCAGCTGTTCCTACGGCATATAAGAAGCCATAAGCTATGTCACCTTCCCTAATTGATGGTATCATGATGTTGTACAATTCTAGTACATTTCTAAATGATCCGAACTCTTCTATACAGATATAATGCAAACGTTTACCACGCACTTTTGCAGGATCATCTTTTACTGATACACCAAATAGTTCATTAAGTGTACCTTTTTGAGTCTGTGTATCAAGATCAAGATAACCAGCTTTCCACATCATATTCTGCATAGATTGTGTTATGCGCTTTGATGGGAACTGCGTATTCTGAGCTAAGAAGTCTATG